CGCTCGGATCCTCGAAGGTGATCGTGATGGCCGGCGTGCCGTACTTGATCCGGCTGTACCGCCAGGTCGCCCGGGGATCGCCGGTCCGGCCCATCGCCCGCTAGCTCTGGCTGTAGTGGCTCACCACGAGGGGGCCGCTGTCGTCCTGATAGATGATGCGGAGGTCGAAGTCCTTGTCGATCTTCGCGAGCTCGATGAGGAACCGCTTCTTGTCCTCGGCGGAGAGCGCGCGCAGGGCCTCGCCGAGCACCGAGAGATCGAACCCCTTCGCCTCGTAGCGGCGGTTGAAGGCGAGCTCCGTCCGGCGCGTGGTCGGCCCGTAAGGGGCGCGGCGCGCCGGCAGGACCTCGTCGTAGCTGAGCCAGGGCCCGGTGTCCGCCTCCTGGCGGGCCGCCGCCTCGAAGGCGTCGCGGATCGCCGCCGTGATGTTCTGGTTCGCGGGGTCGAGCAGGTGCGGGGCGATCCCCTGCTGCGCGCTCGCCCAGACGTCCTCGTAGTGGGCGAAGAGGTCCTCGAGCGAGGCGTAGGGCAGCCCCTGGCCGGGGCCGTAATAGTTGCGGACCAGCTCCTCCTTGCCGAAGTAGCGCCGCGCCCCGGGGCCGCCGATGCCGCTCATCACGGCCGGGCTGTTCGTGCCGCCGAGGTAGCCGCTCGTCCACTTGGTCAGGGTCTCGTAGAGCGCGACCGTGTCCTTCGCCGCGAAGAGCTCGTTCACCAGCTGGTTGCCGGCCTCGTAGAGGCGGTTCGCCTCACGCGCCTCGCGCACGTGGTGCGGGATCGCGGGCTTGAACAGCGAGCTGATGGTGAAGAAGTTCTCCAGGATCGTGCTGAGCCCGAAGGTGTAGTAGCTCGCCACGCCGAGGGCGACCTGGTCGAAGGCCAGGATCGCCTTCTCCCAGTCCTCGTAGCCCTCGCTCTGCGCGATCATCGCGATGTTGTAGGCGCGCTTGGCGACCTCGACGGCGATCGCCGCGTAGCCCATGACCTGGCCCCACGACATGCCGCCGCCCGCGCCCTCGACGCCGCCGCCGAAGTCGGCGCCGTAGGACACGCCCGGGTCCACGTCGGGGACGCCGCCGCCGAAGTCGGCCCCATAGCTGTCGATGGCGTAGCCCGTGTAGTCGAGCCGCTCGCCCGCTCGGTACGACTGGTACGCGGCGTAGCTCGAGCCGTAATCCCGGGGCTCGCCGTAGCCCGGCGTGGTGAAGCGGTCGTAGAGGCCGGTGTAGAGGCCGCGGTAGTCGATGCCGGCGAGCTGGCGCACCGCGAGGCCGTGCTGGCCGCCGGGCCCGAAGGTGTAAGCGCTGCCGGGGCTCGACGGCGCGGCGATGAGGACGTGCTGGCCGCCGGCGTCCGTCGAGCCGACGACCTGGTAACCGGGCGGCACCGCCGCGCCCGGCGGCACGACGAGGTTACCGCCGAAAAAAGGGCTGCCGGGCGACCCCGGGGCGCCCCCGAAGAAGTCGGCGAGAGTGCGGTGGAGCGGCGCCATCATCGCCTGGCCGAGCGCGTCGGTGACGGCGCGGAGCAGCTGCTGACTCATGGCCTTGGCGACGTCGGGCAGCTTCTTGAACTCGCCCGTCACGACGTTGAAGAGCCCGTCCTGGTAGGCGCGCGTGATCGCCTGCGAGCTCTGGCGGGCGACGTCGGTCATGATGCGGCCCGAGGCTTCCGCGGTCTCGGCCGCTTCGCGCCAGCCCTTCGCGAAGCCCGCGAGCGGGTCGTCGCGCTCGAGCTGCTGGCGCAGCACCGAGGTCGTCTTCACCGTCGCGTCCAGGTTGGCGAGATCGGTCTTCCTTTGATCGCCGAGCGCCTCGTGGATCTTCAGCAACCGCTCCGCCTCGATCGCTTGAAGCTCCAGCGCCTCGCGTTCCTTCTCCGTCAGGCCGTATTGCCGGGAAAGGATCTCGGCGCGCCGGCTCGCGAGCTCCAGGGCCTGTCGTTCCGACTCGACGAGACCGGTGTCCGCCGACGCCAGCGCCTGGGGCAGCTGGGCCTCGGCGGAGATCTCCGCCTGCGCCAGGCGCTCGGCCTGTGTCGGCAGCGGCAAGAGGCGCGCGCGCTCGACCTCGAGCCGCTCGACCTGCTCGCGGATGGCCGCCATCGTCGCCGACGTCACCAGCACGCCGTGGCCCTGAAGATCGAGCTGGGCCTGGGTCGTCGCGCCGGCGAGTTCGGGACCGAGAAACGAGCCCTGAAGGTCGTACTCGGCGCGGGTCGTGCGGAGCTTGAGCCGCGCCGCAGCCATCAGCCGCTCGGCGGCGGCTACCTGCCCCTCGTTCCGGAGCTCCTCGGCCTGGCGCTCCGCAGCGCGGAAGTCCGCCTCTCCCGGTCGCGTGAGGAGGAAGTCGTAGAGGCCAGCCTGGCTCCGACGCAGCTCGAACGATCGGCGCGACCGTCCGAGCTCGAGATCGCGCAACCCCTGCGCGGCGAGGATCTCGGCCTGGGCGAGGTCCTCGCCGAGGTCGAGTCCCCGTTGGACCGCGCGCCCTTCGGTTTCCTCGGCGAGCGTGGCCGCGCGCTCGCGCTCCTTGCCGGTGCGTTGGCGCAGCGCCGGGCCGTAGAGCAGGGCCCATCCGCGACTGCCGACCCGCTTGTTGAGCTCGTCGATCTCGCGGGTGAGCTGGCGAACCTCGTCGGCCTTCTTCTTGACGGCGCCGGCTACCTGGCCGACGTCGCCCGACATCATCGCCTCGTTCCACTCCTTCTTGGCGCGCGCGCCTTCGCGCCACGCGCGCAGGAGCTCGCCCCCAACGACACCGGCCAGCCCCGCGGCCGCGATCGCGAGGGTGCCCCAGATCGTGGTGGCCATCGACGACGCGGCCACGACGTTCGTGATCTGTGCGGTCGTCGCGCTCATCGCCGGGGTCAGCTCGGAGACGAGGGGGAGCGCGAGATTCCGCACGGACCGCGCCGCCTTCGCGGAAGCGCCGTCGAGGAGGTCGAGCGACTGCACGTGCTTGCGCGTCCGCTCGTCCGCGAGCACCAGGGCGCCGCCGTACTGGTCGACGATCAGGGCGCGCGCTTTTTCGACGACGGGCGAGGCCCGGTCCTGCGCGGTGAGGACGAGCTCGACTTCGTTCATGGGGTCAGCAGCCGCGGATCGTTCGTGTACAGCGCCGCGTCGACGTGCGGCGCCAGGAGGATCCGCCAGTTCAGGAACCACGCCGAGATCGGCTGCCGCCACACCGTCGCCGGCAGCTGCGCCCCGCGCTCAGCCAGCGCCACCGTGATCTCGCGCTCGGGCGGGCCCGGCGGCGTGGCGAACGCAGACAGGGGCCAGCCCGGCTCGACGTCGACGAGCGCGGCCGCGGCCGCCTCGCCCTCGCCGAAGAGCCGCTCGAGGTCCAGGTCGAGCTGGTGGAAGTACGCGAGCGCGCCGACGGCCTGAAAATACCGGAGCGCGAGCTCGTCGCGCGCCGCGCCCAGGCGCCGGACCAGGTCGACCGAAAGCCGTGGCCTGACGACCACGCGGGTCAGGAGCGTGTCGATCCAGGCATGGAGCGCATCGCGATCGCGGTGACCGCGCTCCGGCTCCACCACCGGCATCCCGTAGAAGAAGACGCACGCCGGGACGTCGCGGGCCACCACGTCGACCGGGCGGTCGGCCGCCCGGCGCAGCGTCAGCGTGAAGTCGGGGAGCATCCGGACGATCAGGCGGCGGCCGCCGCCGGCCCGACCTGGTACACGCCGGGCTCGAGCGTCACGATGTGCCCGGCCGCGGCCTCGGTGGCCGGGCGCTCGAGCACGACGATCGACTCGACGGCGAGCGTGAGCGTCCCGTCGCGCTTTTCCTCGAGGCGGATCGGGCCCGGGCGCTCGGGCTCGAGCAGCCCGGAGAGTCGCAGCACCTCGTTCGCCACGACGGCGGCATCGTCCCCGAGCCGGCGCGCCTGCTCGAGCGTGAGCTTCGGCCGGAGCGACGCGATCTCGACGACGCGATACAGCACGTCGCGGGCAGCGCGCCGCCGCTCCTCTTGCTGCGCCGGCGACAGGCTCTCGAACCAGGCCTTGGCCGCGGCCGCCCGCTCGGGCCCCTTGTCCGGCCAGCCTTCCGCCTCCGGCGGCCGGTCGGGGTTGCACTGGACGTACTCCGGCCCGGAGATTCGGCGGACGGTGATGGCGACCTCGCGGCCCAGGTCCTTCGACAGCCCGGGCAGCGCGACTGTCTTCTCGCTGATGGCGAGGAGGGTCTCGACGGTCAGAATCTCGGCCATGGCTCCTCTCAATCGAAGACGATGACGAGGCTGTCCTCGCCGGCGTTGGCGAGCAGGTTCAGGATCACCGGGAACGTGCGGAGCTCGTCGCGCTGCCCCCAGCGGAGCGACGCGATCTGGGCCTTGCTGTTCGTCGCCTCCCCGAACTTGATGCGCGCGTACTGCGCGCCGTTCGTCCCGAAGCTCCAGTCCACGAGCGTGCCGGCGCCCCACTTCGTGAACCAGTCGTAGGTCGCCGCGGCGACGGCCTCCGGATCGAACTCGAGCGTGGGCGGGCGGTTCGGGTCCCGCGTGATGAAGAAGCCGCCGTAGGCGTTGGCGTCGTTCGGGTCCATCCGCGGGGCGAGGATGTTGTTGAGGGAGATCGTGAGGGCGCGGAAGGCGGCCGCGTAGTTCTCGGTGCCCACCTGGAAGGCCGCCGAGGCCAGGATCGGATGGATCGGCGTGGCGGCCGGCGCCTGGGTGACGAGCGCCTGCGTGTTGCGACCGCCGTGGAGGGCCATGCAGGTGTAGCGCAGGACGACCGGCTGCCCCGCAACGAAGAGGAGCTGGCCGTCGGCGAAGCCGCCGAGGAGCTTCACGCCCGGGGCGTTTTCCTGCACGAACCACGCGGCGACCGACTCGTGGCCCGAGGCGCGCGGGAACTTGTAGGTCACCTTCTCCGAGCCGGGCGTGGCGTCGACCGTCTCCGAGGCGCCGAGCGAGCGCAGCAGCAGGCTCGCCTCGGGCTTGTTGCCGGCGGCATAGGCCGAGCCCTTGCCGCGCAGACGCAGATCGAAGCTCACGCGCCCCATGAGCTCGCCGACGACGCCGGGCAGCGCGTCGAGGAGGCCGGAATGGCCGGCCCAGTGATAGAAGGGGCGCGGCTCCTCGATCACGATGTTCTCGACGGGGAGCACGTCGGCGGCCGCCGGCGCGCCGGCCCAGGGATCCGTCCCGTAGGTGCTCTCGAGCTTGACCGCGACGACGCCGCGTCGGATCCGGGCGACCGTGGTCCCGGGCATCGGTTATCCCTCCTTGCGGGCGCGGGCCCGGCGGCGCTCGACGAGCGCGGCCTGGGCGCGCTCGGCGCCGGCGCGGGCACTCGCGACCTCGGCGGCGTCCGCGACGGGCGCGAGGTCGTCGGCCGACTCGTATATCGCGTGGGTCTGCGTGTTGGCGATCGCCACGGTGATCTTGCCGTCGGCGGCGATCGCGGCGACGTAGCCCAGCAGGCCGTCCGGGGTCATGACCAGGTCGTTCGGCTGCATCGCGTGTCCCTCCTCAGAAAGATTTCGGCTCGGTCACGGGATAGGCGATCTCCACGTAGTGGACGTGGAACTCGCCGAACGCTCGGGGGTCGAAGATCCGCACCGAGGGCGGCCCGCACGTGAGACAGGTCCCGTCGAGCTGGTCGTTCTCCTTGGCCCGGAGCGTGTTGCACACGGCCTCGATCAGGTCCTGGAACGCGGGCTCGCTCGGATTGACCGCGTCCTGGTCGATCGCCCGGTAACCGCGGATCACCATGACGTGGGTGCGCTCGTTCGTGTGCGCCGCATCCCGCATCCGCTCCGGGCTCGCCTCGCGGGTGATCGTCCAGCCCTGGATGTAGGCGAGCGCGCCGTCCTTGAAGAAGGTCTTGAAATCCTCCTGGCGCCGGACGAACGGCTCGTAGGCGGTGACGGGCCCGACGTTGGCGACCGTCAGCATCGCGGTCCGGATGGCGGTGCGGATGTCGACGAGCGCCACCTACCGGCCTCCGAGCTGGCGCGCCAGGCGCGCGCCGAGCGCCTGCCAGCGCTGCTGGGCGATCGGCTGGAGCCGGCGCGCCGCCTTCAGGAACATGCTCGCGGGCTCGGTGCCGCGGCGGCCGATCTTGCGGGCGATCAGGAAGGCCACCGAGCGCGCGCGCTTTTCATCGGTGATGCCGAGCTTGCGGACGACCCAGAGCACGAGGGCCTGGACGGGCGGCCGGCGCCCGGGCCGGCGGCCGCGCTCGACGATCGGCAGGTAGAAGACCGACGTCGCCACAACACCCTCGCGGCGGCCGGGGCGCCCGCGGAGCTCGGTGATGATCGAGCCCCGGCCCTGGCCCGTCGCGCCCCGCGGGGTCTCGGAGACGACCAGGCGCTGGCCGATCGACGAGAGCTCCACGAGCTCGGCGGAGATCTCGCGGTCGAAGCGCTCGCGGACGTCCTGGCGCTCGAAGAGGGGGCCGCGGTAGCGGAGGTCGATCCGGTACATCAGCGCCACCGCCGCGGGTGATAGAAGCGATCGCCCCCGGGCTGGAGGTCGACGTCGAGGTCGGCGGAGGCGCTCGCGGCGGCGACCTGGCCGTCGTCACGGATGCCGAGGTGGGCCTTGTAGGACTTCTCGAGCTCGCGCGCCAGCGCCGAGTACTCCTGCGACTTCGTCCGGTAGTTGGCGATGTCGGCGCCGAGGGTGGGATCGGACGTCTGGGCGTAGAACGCGGCGAGCGAGCGCGCGCAGTAGCTCGCCGCGAGCTTGGCGCCGGCCTCGCGGTCGGCGACGGCCACCGTGTCGGTCGTGGCGTCGACCGTGTGGCGGACCGTGTAGAGGAAGCGCACCTTCTCGCTCGCCGTCGGCGTGTGGTTCAGCAGGCGAAACCGCAGCCCGGCGGAGGGGTCCCGATAGACGATCCAGTCCTCGGCCTCGAGGTACTCGGGGATGCGCTTGGCCGCGGGATACTCGATGTCCCCGCGGATCCCGGAAAACCCGTCCTCCCAGTCCGCGGGCAGCGCGAACTCGTACGCCGAGCCCGTGCCGGCGAGCTCGTGGGCGCGCTCCCGCGGGCGGTGACGCGAGTACTCCTTCACCGCCTCGCCGATGGCCTTGTCCTTGTCGGCCTGGGCGAGGATCGCGGCCGTGTCCTTGATCTCCTGGTCGACGAGCGTGCGCCAGTCGGCGAGCATTTACCGGATCCCGCTCCGCATCAGGCGACGAAGCCGCCGATGAGTTCCACGTCGACCGCCGCGATCGTGCGCCCCTTGGCCGCCTGCACGGCGGCGCGGGCGGCGTCCTTCACGGCCTGGTTGCGCGTCGCCGCGCTCGGCAGCACGCTGAACTCGATCGTGGCGCCGCTGTCGATCTCCGTCGCCGGATCGTCGTCGACGAAGGCGTGAAAGTTCACCTGCGCCTTGCCGGCCTCGAGGGGAGCGCAGCTGTGCACGCACACCACGAGCTTCGCCATGTCGCCCTCCCTACCGACTCAGGCCGCGGGCCTTGAACGCGAAGAAGCCGAGGTCGAGGTCCTTCGCCGCCGTGGTGTCCGTCACGACGACGGCGAGGGCGTCTTGAGCGGTCGTCGGCACCTGGGCGGAGATGGTCTGGTCCGCGCCCCCGTCGAAATTGAAGATGACCGTCCCCGCGACGCTCGAGCGCAAGCGCACCTTGTGCCAGGCCGTGTCGCCGGCGACGTTGGTGTTCACCGCCGTGCTGTTCACGCTGGCGGCCCGGCAGACGAGCATGAAGTTGGTGTCCGCATAGGCGACGTTCGTGTCGAACCGCACCCAGCAGCCGTCGGTCGGCTCCACGACGTTCGCGGTGCCGCCGAAGCCGACCCGCAGCCGCACGTTGGCCGCGGACGTGAGCTTGAACCGCCACGTCATCTCCCAGCTCGCGTTGCTGCCGAGCTCGCCGAGCGCCTGGAAGGTGTTGCCGCCGAGGGTGAAGGTCCCGCCCTGACCGCTCGTCGACGTCGTCGTGATGCGGTGGACGCCCAGCTCCGGCCACGTCGAGGCGACCTTCGAGATCGTCGGCGCCGCCCCGACGGACCCGGGCGCCCAGCCGAGCATGCCCGCCAGGCCCGTGCTGGACCCGCCGAAGCCGAATTCATCCCAGATGACGAGGGCCGTCGGATCGTTCGGGTTGACGTCGAGCGACACGGCCGCGCCCGCGCCGCCATCGGTCAGGTCCAGGTAATCGCGCGCCGCGAGCGTACGCTCGGCGGTCAGGGCCGACTCCGCGCTGATCGTGACGAAGGTGGCGTTGATCGGCGCGGTGTGGCCCTCGAGGCGACCGCCCGCGGCGCTCGTCGCGCTCAGCGCGAGCAGCGCGAGGAGGACCAGGAGCCCGCGGAGGCGGCTGTGCATCACTGGTCCTCCGTCGGCATGACCTTCTTGTTGCCGACGCCGTTGTGGATGCAGTTGACGACATCGGTCGGGGCGGCGACGTCGGCGTGCCAGTTGCCGCCGGCCGCGTTCAGGCGAATCCCCTTGCCGACCACGGCCGCGGTGCCGTCCGCCGCGCAGTAGACGATCGTGTCGCTGTCGTTCTGGAGGATCAGCACGCGGCGGTCGTTCTTGGCGGCGAGGACCTGCGTCGACGTCGTCGTGACGTCGACGGCGTCGTAGTGCTTGTGGCGGAGCGCGGCCGCCGCCGGCCCGGCCACGAGCGGGACGGCGAGGACGGCGGCGGCGATCGCGACGGCGACGAGGCGCAGGCTCATCGCCCTACTTCCGGGTGTACTCGATCCAGACCGCGTAGAGCTCGACCGTGTCCGTCCCGTGCGCGCCCGGCGTCAGGGTCACCGCGGCGACGGCCGGATAGGCGCCGATGTCGCCGGCGGCGATCGTGCGCGAGACCTTGGCAAGCGTCGAGGAGAGCGCGCCCGTGGCGCCGCCGGCGTCGGTGTCGCCCGTCTTCTCGAAGTAGGCGACGGTGATCGTCGGCGTGTCCGTGGCGCCGCCCGACTTGGCCAGGCAGTTCACGACGACGGGCGCGGCGTCGTCGAGGTCCGGGGGATACGCGAAGCTGAAGGTGACGGCGTCCGTGTTGGCGGCGGCCCACTTCACGCGCAGGGCCTGGTCCGTGGCGCCGTTGACGCGCTCGAGGATCGGCGTGGAGTCCTTGCCGAGGATGCCGCCGGAGCCCTTCGCCGCCCCCGTCGCGACCGTGTCGATGTCGCTGGAGACGATCTCGCGCAAGCCCGCGAGCGGAATGTTGATGAAGCCGGTCGCGCTGTGCACCGCGATGTCCAGCGCCATCTCCGTCGCCGAGAGCGCCCAGCCGAGGCGCTGCGCGTACGTGGCAGGTGCCGTCTGCGTGGTGCCGGCGGCCGTGGTGCTGAGGAAGACGGCGCCGCCCTTCGTCAGGGAGGAGAGCCCGCCGACGATGCCGCGGGTGACGATCTCGACCGGGTCTCCGGACGAGCCGCCCTTGCCGATCACGCCGATGGCGGGGCGGAGCGTGGCGTCGTCGGCGTCGGCCTTGTACGCCTTGCCGTCGGACTTCACCATGACGACGTCGCCCTCGGCGAGCGTCTCGCCGGCGGTCGAGCCGACACGCGAGAAGATCTGCTGGACGCTGACGGCGGCCGCGGCCTCGCCGGGGATCCACGGCGCGGCGACGGCGAGCACGGCCAGGAGCACGAGGGCGGCGAGCGGCCGCCCGAAGAGTCGGCGATCGGACATGGGTGCCCTCCGTAGGCGCGGGGCGCGCCATTCCAGCGCGCCCCGCTTCGTCAGGAACGCTGCATCACGCGGGCTTGGGGCCTGCCCTGTCAGGCTCGTCGCGATCGCGACGCCCGGCGCCACCGGGTTCGCCCGTTCGTTGGGGCGGCGATCCGTCGCCCTTCCAGAATCGTGGGTCACGGACTGCTCGCTTACGCCACCACCGACTTGACCGCGCCGCGGAAGTCGATGACGTCGCCGCCGTACTCATGGCGGATCTTGTACTGGAGCTTGTCGGCCTTGAACATCTCGCCCACCGTCGGCTGATCGGCCAGGAAGAGCTCGGGCTCCTCGCGGCCCTGGAGGAAGTCGATGACGATGGAGGCGAGATCCGCGGCGTCGCGGAACACGCCCCAGTCGGTGGCGTCGGAGAAGAGCGGGTTCACGATGATCCGCTCGTTCGCCTCGCCGAAGAAGTAGCGCACCGGGTTCGCCGTGAAGGCGGCGTCCAGGTACTCCTGCTCGTTGAGCTTCTTGGCCGTGTCCCAGAGGTCGATCGGGACGGCGAGCCAGAGGTTGGCGCGCAGGCCGCGGGCGAAGGAGAGCCCGAGCTTCTCGCTGGAGCCCGGCTCGGTCATCTTGGCGAGGTTGGTGACGGCCGTGGCCACGTTCGGCGCGGAGAGCGCCACCGCGAGGAGATTCGAGCCGTGGTCGGCGTGGAACCAGGCCGTGCCGTCGACGTCGTAGGCGTCGTTGTTGATCCACTTGTTCCAGACGTACTTCGCGAAGGTGCGGCGGGCGGAGCGGCCGAGGTATTGGACGAGGCGCTGCACGGTGCGGAGGTCGTCGTTGATGATGGTCTTGCGCGTGATCGTCAGCGTGTTGCCCTTCTGGATCACGCTGTAGGAGACCTTCTCGTCGCCGGGCGCGGCGATCTCGGGCCAGTCGATCGTCTCGGGGTTGACCTCCGAGAGGTCGCCGAAGTACTTGAGGCGCACCGCCTCCTTGGTCCGGAAGTCCTCGGCGCGGCCGACCGTGATGATGCGGCGCTCGCCGTAGTCCTGCTCGGCGTACGCCATGAGGAGCATCCGGTAGAGGGTGTTGCCGAGGATGTTGGGCCAGGTGTTCGACTGCACGGCCTCCTGGATCCGGGCGCGCTCGAGCACGCCGCGCACCTCGACGTCGCCGGTGATCCGGGCGTACGCCTCGCGCAGGCTCGTGAAGTGCGGGCCGGCGCCGGCGTCCTTGTGGAGCTTGATCACGGGCGCGAGGGCCTCGCGGACGCGGACGGCGGTCTCCGCCGTGAACGCCTCGTGCACGCGCTCGAGCACGGGGGCGTCCAGGCCGAAGAGCCGGTCGAGGCCGACCTGGAGCTTGTCGGCCGCCTCGGGGCCGAGGTCGACGCGGGAACGGCCCACGCCCCGGGGCTCGCCGCTCTCCGGGAAAAGCTTCGCGAGCGTGGTCTTCTCCTCGGCGATCAGGCTGTCGAGCTCGGTCGCCTCGACCACGCGGGCGGCGAGCTGCTTGCCGAGCTTTTCCTGGATGGGGGCGGGCAGGCCGGAGGCGGTCAGGGCTTCCCGCACGCGCGCCTGGCTCTCGCGGAGCGCATCGCGCCGCTCGAGCTCGTCGAGCCGCTTCTTGATCGGATCCTCCGTGGGCGGCGCGGCCGCGGGCGGCGGCGCCAGGCCCTCGCGCACGAGCACCTCGAGCTCCGGGTCGGTCAGGGCCTCGGCCGTCCGGCCCTTGAGCAGATCCGGGCGGCCCTTGGCCAGCTCGATCAGCTGACTCCGCGTCATCACGTCCTCCTTGTGGGTGAAGAGCGACTGGGCTTCCGTCGCCCGGATGAAGCGCCCGTCTGCCGAGGGCGCGGTGACGATGTCGACCGAGAGCACACGCTCCACCTTGCGGACCCACTTCGCGAGCCGGGGCTCCGTGGCGCTGCCCTCGCGCACCTGGACGGGGATCACGCCCGTGAACGTGTCGATGGAGAGCCCGAGCGCGTTCTGCAGGAGCCCGCGCTCGGCGAACTCGAGGAGCTTCTTGCGCAGGCCGCCGGCGCTCTCGTGGATGTGGGCCCGGCCATAGACGCCGTCCGGCTCGAGCCGGGGCTGGCTCAGATCGCCGACGATGTTGCGCACGACCGGACCGCCGGCGGTCCGGATCGCCTCCTCGCTGGCGTGGCCCATGAAGCCGTTGGCGTACTCGTAGCAGCCGATCGGCACGCGCCCCAGGTGGGGCAGCAGCGCCTCGCCGCTCTCGCGCGTCCAGAGCCAGCCGTGGCGGGAGACGCCGAAGCGCAGCACGCGGACGTCCCAGGTGGCGCCGGACCGGTCGAGGGCGCGCTCGAAGCCGACCGCTTCGGCCACCGATTCGTACTGGACCTCGACGAGCTCGGGCTCGGCGAGCGTGACGTCCTGCCCCTCCGTGATCGTGTAACCGATCTTCCAGAGCTTGCCGTCGCGCTGGATGACCGCCTCGGCGTCGAACGTCGCCACCAGATACGGCCCGCTCTCCCACGACCCCTCGCGGCGCGGGAACTTCTGCTCGAGCGCCGCGCGCAGCTTCTGCTGTCGATCCTCGAAGCTCATCGCCATCGGCGACCCTCCCGTCCCGCCGGCCCGCTCAGGCCGCCGGCGGCGCCGGCGCCTCGGCCGGCTTGATGGAGCGCCCGGCGTGGAGCGGGTGCAGCGGCTTCACCTCGCCGCCCGAGCGGTAGGTGCACTTGTGGCCGCCGATCGTCACGATCGTCGCCACCTCCCCGCGGACGGCGGCCGCGAAGATCTCGTGAGGCTGGAGCTCGAACGCCTCCGCTGCCTCCTCGACGAGCTGCACCTGCTTGGTGTTGAGCGTCTTCTTCCACTCACCGGTCGCCATGGCGCCTCCCTTTACGCGGGCCAGTCCGCCTTGTAGGGCAGGCTGTCGCACCCGCACTGCACGGTGTTAGCGGCCGAGCCGCGGGGATCCCGGGGATAGAGGAGCTGCTCGCGGGGCGCGCTCGGGCGCGGGGCGACCTCATAGAAGTCCTCGACCTCGCGCACCGTGCCGTCGTAGAGGCGGTGGGTGACGCGGCCGTTGATCGCGCCCGAGTGCTTCCACTGCTTCTGGAGATCCGGCACCAGGCGCTTCGAGGCCTCGAGCGTCGCCTGCCCGGCGACGGCCTGGACCCGCTTGATCTCGGTGCGCGTGATCGCCTCGGCGCGCGCCGCGATCGACGCGAAGGCGCCGGGCCCCTCGAGCGAGCCGGCGACCGCGCGCATGATCTCGAAGGGGCTCTTCCCCTCGATCGCGCCGAGCCGGATCGCCTGGGTGATCTTCCGGCGGGCGTCGTCCGTGAGGCCCTGGATCAGGTCGGCCTGGAAGTCGACGGTCGCCTCCACGAGGCGGCGCGGGATCTCCGGCACGCCGAAGGTGAGCCCGGAGTGCACGAGCGGCTCGGCGACGAGCGAGCGGCCGAGCGCCGCGGCGTCGGCCTGATACGGGGCGAGCGCGACCTGGTAGCGCTCGCTGAACTCGTCCATCACGCCGGCGAGGCGCTCGGTGAGCTGGCGGAGACGATAGGCGTCGAGCCCCTCGGCGTGCGTGGCGAGCTCGGCGAGCACGCGGCGGCGGATCCCCTCGAGCTCCTCGAGCGCGGCGCGCACGGCCGCGTCCGGCAGCTGGTCGATGCGGGCGCGGATCGCCTCGATCCGGGCGACGAACCGGTCCTGGGGCGTCGAGGCCAGCGCCACGCGCACGCCGATCATCACGGGCGGTCCCCCAGGCGATCGCGGAGATCGCGCACCTTCGCGGGATCGCGCTCGTAGTCCCGGCGCTCGGCCGGCGTGGGCTCCCCCTCCGGCGTGACTTCCTCGTCGGCCTTGACCTCGCTGCCGAGCTGCGAGGCCAGGAGCGCGAAGAGCCGGGCGGAGGTCTCGCGGCGGATCCAGCCCCGCTCCTCGGCCTGGCCGAGCGCGACGGTCAGCTGCGTCATTGCCGTGGTAATCGCCGAGGTGTCGCGCATCGAGATCTCGGGCAGCTCGACCGTCAGGGTCTCGTCGGCGTCCTTCGGCAGGACGCCGTGGACCTTCGCCTGGTGGACGGCGAAGCGACAGAGGAAGAGGATCACGTGCCGGACGGTCTTCTGCCGGCGGCTCATCCGCTTCATCGTCGGCAGCCCCATCTCCTTGGCGGTGGCGAGGTTCACCTCGCCGCCGAGCCCGTAGTAGTGCTCGGGGATCGAGCGCGCGCCGAGGATGTGCCCGCGCAGCAGGCGCGCGAGCGCGTCGAGCTCGTAGGACTGGAGGGTCGGGCCCTCGGCCTTCCACTCCACGCCCTCGTTGTGGGCGCGGATCGCGCCGCGCCGGACCGTGGCGTTGTCCTTGAGCCACGCCTTGATCTGCGCCTCGTCCATGCCCTTGAGCGTGACGTCCCAGATGAACGCCCCGAGGAGCTGGGCGCGGTCCATGCCGTCGAAGAGGAAGGCGTCGTAGCCGTCGAGCCAGTCGATCAGCGACAGGAGATCCGAGCGCCCGCGGCGCGCCGCGGAGCGCTGGTTCACCTGGAACAGACAGCACGAGCCGTCGTACGGGCGATCGAAGCGGTGCAGATCGCGCTCGCCCCAGAGGGCCGGCATCAGCTGGCCGAAGGTCGCGCTCGAGCGGACGTCGTCGGCGCGGACGACCTTGTAGAGGCGCGGGCGCTCGCCGGTCGCCCGGCTCTTGAGGGCGACCGTCTCGGCGATCAGCGCGTTCTCCGGGTGCGTCACGACCTCGGCGATCTCGCTGGGCTCGAGGTAGCCCAGCCGCACGTGCCCGTCGAAGTCGTTGACGAAGACGGGCAGCGCGAGCTCGCCGTCGAGCCCGAGTTCGCGCACGAAGCTGTCCATGCGGAGATCGAGCTGGTTCACCGGGTCGTCCCAGAAGGCGTCGACGATCGCCTGCACGCGCGCGTCGTCCGCCTTCACGCGCCCGCCTTCGCCCCAGACGAAATCGACCACGGTCTCGGCGAGCCACTGGGCGAGCGGGTTCGACTCCCACAGCCAGTGCACCATCGCGAGCATCCGGTCCTGGGCGAGCGGCGTGAGATCGCGCTCGCTCTGCTCGCTCGTGAGCCGGCGGAAGCCCTGCTGCATCAGCAGCTCGTCGGCGCGGCTCATCCCCGCCGACAGCGCCTCGCGCACCCGGGTGTCGGCCTCGGCGCGCAGGCGCGTCTCCGTCTCGGTGAGGCGCCGGCCGATCAGGTCGCCGGCCAGGTACTCCATCAGGCGCTCCCGGATGGTCCTCATCGGGGCTCCCGGCCGGACCCGGCCGTGTAAAGCCGGGAAATGGGTGTGCAGACGGTTACCCAACCGGTGTCACAAACTGTCACGAGGGGTGTCACCGCGATGTTTCCGTCGCCGGGAAGGGGGAGATAGCGCCCCCCTCCCCGAGCGGGCCGGAAATCGCCTCCTAGCGATTGCGTCCTCACCCGCGAACCCCCCAGAACCGGACCCTGCCCCGGGTGAAGCCCCCGCCCGGCGCCGCCGCTTCCTCCGGCTCGCCCACGTCGACGGCCGCGATGCCGGTGGAGAGCGCCTGGAGGGCGAGCCCGAGTGCCCAGGCGTGGTCGGCGTGGCCGGTCGCCTCCGTGCGGTCGGCGTCGAAGCGGAAATTCCCGGTCGCCGTCTGCAGGCGCTTGAGCGAGTGCAGGCTCTCGCGGATCGTGCGGTCGACGGGAATCGCGACGCTCCCATCCTCGAAGGCGCGCTTGAGGCCGCCGGCGAGGATCGCCTTGTTGTCGACGGTGAAGTCGATGCCCTCGACGCGGACCTCGCCGAAGCGTTCGACGGCGCGCTCGGCGAGCTGCATGCCGAGCCCCGAGCGGTCGATGCACGCCCGGCGCACCGGCGCGCGCGCGAGCAGCGTCCACACCACGCGCTCCTGGACGCCGAAGGGCTGGCGCGCGAGCGCGATCGCGGCGGCCGTCGTGCGGGCGAGCGGCTCGTCGGCCAGGAGCCACACGACGCTGAGATCACGCCGGCGGCCGACGTCGAAGCCGAGCCCGAGCGGGACGGCGAACTCCGGCAGCGCCACGTCGGTGAGCGGCTGGACGTTCGTGGGATCCGCCCGGTGGGCGGCCTGGGCGGCGGCGACGAGCTCGACGGCCCACGCAGGCTCCGCCTCGAGCTTCAGATCCTCGACCGCGGCGATCAGCTCGTAGGACAGCCAGGCCGTCGCCTCGTCCAGGAACTCGACCAGGTACTCCTGCGCCCACGCCTCGGCATCGCCGAGCGCCAGGCGCAGGGCCTCCGGGGTCGTGAGCTGGCCGTCCTCGTCGCGCAGATCGAGCCCGTCGGCGATCGCGTCGTGGATGGTGACGACGTGCTGGGAGTAGGCCGGGTTGGTGGCGAGCTCGTAGAACTTGTTCTTCTTGCCCTGGGGCGTCGAGAGCACGCGGAGCTTGTAGCCCCGGGTGATCGTCGGGAAGAGCGCGGCCCAGATGCCGCGGCTGTCCTTGTGGAAGGCGAACTCGTCGAGCACCACGTTCGCCGACCAGCCGCGGGCGGTGTCGGGGTTCGCGGGCAGCCCGATGCACCACGCGCCGTTCGCCAGGCGGATCTCGTGGGTCTTGAACTTGGTGCCCGCGAACTCGTCCTCGCCCTCGATCACCTCGGCGGCGCGCTGGATCGATCGCAGATGCGTGGCGACGGTGTCGACGTTCTTCTTGGACTGGCGCTCGCCGGCGGAGAGCACGACCCAGGGATCGTTCGCGTGCTCGGCCATCTCGAGCGCCGGCTCGAGCATCCCGACGAAGCTCTTGCCGGTCTGCCGCGCCATCCGGGCGATCTTGAAGCGCGCCCGGTCCTCGACGTAGCGCTTCTGGTAGCCGGTGAGCTGGACGACGGCCTCAGCCACGGGCGCGCTCGGGATCGCGCCGAGGGCCAGCAGGATGAGGAGCGCGAGCGCGCGTCTCATGCGGCCGACGGCTTCCGCGGCGCGAGGCCGTAGATCTCGGTGCGGATCGTCTCGATCGTCGCCTCATCGAGCCCCTTCTTCTTGAGCGTCCGCTCGGCCTTGCCGGCGACGCTGGCGACCTTGCGCTCGAGCTCCCGCTCGCGCAGCGCGAGCTTCTGCTCCTCGAGGCGCAGCTTCCGTTCGCCGAGATCGAGCCAGCCGAGCTCGTTGGGGTCGGGTGTGCGGTCCTCGGTCATGGCCGTGAGCCGCTGCGCCATCAGGAGCTGCCGGATCACCTGCTCGATCTCGGGGGTCTCCTTGCCCTTGAAGGCCCGCAGGAGCTCGTCGACCTTGTCGGAGGCCTCGAGCACCGGCCGCTCGGTCGCCGCCCACCACTCGCGGTAGCGGTTGAGCGAGGCCACGGGGATCCGCTCGCCGAAGTCCTTCCCGATCGCGGCGACGATGCCCGTCGTGGACTCGTTCTGACGAAAGCCCGCGAGCGCCCGCTGACGGGCGCCGTCGGAGAGACGGTAGAAGGCCCGGTAGTGCGGCCGGTGCTTCCAGGCGTCGCCTTTCCGGCGGCTCATGCACTGGCCACGCTCGCGTCGTGACGCGCCCCCTCGAGCACGTCGCGGCCGAGGTCGGTGATGCGCCAGCGGAAGTACTCCTCGCGCCCGACCTTCGTCCGCTTGAAATGGACGTACCCGGCGTCACGCTCGCGCGACTTGCCACGCTCGTAGAGGTAGTAGAGCTCCTGGCGCAGGCGCTCCATCGGGAGCGGAAAGCCGCGGAGGGCGAGCTGGCTCTGGAGCAGCGCCTCGGCGACGTACGTCGAGACGTCGTCGCCGGGCGAGCGCATGCGGCTGCCGGCCGCCTCGAGGACCTCGAGGAGGTGACGACGGATGAGGGGATTCTCAGCCGCGGCGTCCATCGGTCAGGCTCCTGCTGAGCGCGAGCACGTCGGCGTGCACCCCACGCAGCTCCTCCCGGGTTTCGACCGTCTCGCGACGGAGCGCCTCTTGCCCGATCAGGACCTCCTGGATGTCCTCGTGCTTGGCCATGCCCTCCTGGCTGCGCGCGATGCTCGTCAAGGCGCTCGCCGTGCGCTCGGTCGCCCGCACGAAGGTCGACAGATGCGCGACCAGCACCAGGAAGATCAGCAGGCCCGGGCCCCACTGAATCAGCAGCAGCTTCAGATCGGCGCCGAGGCCGCCGAAGATCGCGGCGGCGAGGAAGGCGGCGAGGCCGCCCCAGGGCAGGAAGTCCTTCGCGAGTGCGCGCGCCTGCTCCACGCGGCTCGTGGCCGGCGTCTCGCGCTCAAGGTCCGCGACCGCCGAGGCGCTCACCGGCGCGTCTCGCCGGCGCACCAGGCGAAGGCCTCGAGCGCGTCCGGCCGGTCGGGATGCGTGCGGAGCGCGAGCGTGATCGGGCAGTCGGGACCGCCGGCGCGGACGAGCGCGGCGGCGACCGCCTGGCGGAGCGTGGCCATGTCGTCCACGGCGTGCGCCGGCACGGCGAGCGTGATCCGCTCGATCGGCTCACGCACCGCCAGGTCCTGCGCCGAGGCGACGCCCCCCCCGGTGGCCGCGACGACGAGGGCGAGCACGAGGCGCCGCCTCACGCGGCGCCCCCGGCGACGAGCGCGGCGACGGCGAGGATCCGCCGCCGCGAGGGACCGGACTCGTACGCGCCGTCGCCGTAGAAGGCGACGGCGTTGTAACGCTGGTCGACCCACACCGGATCGAGCCCGGTCGCGGCGAGCGCCTCGCGGTAGATCGCGTCCGCGAGGACCTTCTCGACCACGTGGCTCGCGTAGAGCCAGTCGTGCAGCACGCCGCACGCGGTGCGCTCCGGACCGGTGATCGGCCCCGCGGTAGGGCGACTCTCGCGATCCGACACGAAGCCCGCCGGCACGACGAGCTCGCGGCCGAGGAGCGGGCTCGCGTAGCGGAGCTCCTCGAGGAGCGCGATCTTCTGCCGGTAGCCGTCCCACTCCTCGAGGAACCGCGCCCGGCAGGGCGTCAGGAACCGAGCGGCCGCGTCGCTCATCCGCCGAACGCCGCCAGCAGCGCGGGCAGCAGCTCCTGGACCTTCGCGGCCGCGGCCGGGCCGCCGTAGTACATCGCCGCGCCCGTGGCCGCGGTGAGCGCGGCCGTCTTCCAGTGCTTGCGCGCGAACTCTTTCATCGGGTCACCTCGGAGGCGCTCGCGATCGCCTGGAGCTCGATGTGGAACTCGGGGCTCGGCCAGTAGACGTACTCGCCGGCGGCATCACGGACCCAGAGGACCTTGGCGTTCCACGGGGTGCCGCGATCTTTCCGGTCGACGTGCACGATCGGGCACCACGCGGCGCCCGTGGCGCGGCCCGGCAGCGGATAGGGATAGAGGCCGAGGGCGAAGAACGGGTAGCGGACCAGGTGGAGGAACTGCTCGAAGAGCGAGAGCCCGAGGAAGTAGCCGTCGACGGCGCGGGCGCGGCCGTCCTTCGCGTCCGGCAGGTGCGCCGAGTCGGTCGCCCCGTGCGCGTGGCCGTTGCGCGACGGCGAGCGGAAGCTCGAGGTCACGATGAACGGCACGCCCGCCTCCTCACGCGCCTCGTCGAGGAGGACCATCACGCGCTCGTCCATCAAGGTGCCGTGCGGATCCTGGAGTCCTGCGTCGTGCGTTGGGGCGAAGTGGCCGTGCTTGAGGGCGCTGGTCCAGCTCACGGTGGGCCGCACGCTACGACAGATTTCGGAGATGGGATGTCGCTGGTGGCGCTACTGGCAGACTACTTTGGCGCGTCGGCGAACGGCAGCTTCAATTGCAGCGGCGCCCGGAGGCCCGGGTATTGCTCGTGGAACTCCTCAATCGGGATCCGCAGCAGCTTGCCGATGCGAGCGAGGCACGGCATCGAACCGTCTTCAATCCGGCGATAGACGCTCCGGACGCTGATGCCGAGCATGGCGGCGACCTCTTCAGGGCTGTACGTCTGGCGGAAGAACCGCGTGGGGTCGAGGCTCACGCGGGGCGGGCGGCGGTCGGTCGGTCTCCCGCTCGGTGCGGCAGCCGAGCGTTGCACGTGGCACAGCGTTCGGGGATGGGCGCCTGCGGTCCGCGGCGGACCGCCTGGCGCAGCAGCGCGTCGTCGACCTCGGCGCCGACGAAGAAGAGCGGGCGGCCGACGCGCCGGGTCTGCGCGCGCTCCATCACCTTGAGCACCCCGATCGCCCACCGCGCCTCGCCGATCGTCAGCTGGGCGATCGCGCGCGTGCGGCCCGCGGTCGCGCACTCGACCAAGTCGAAGACCTGCTCGGCGCGGAGGCCCACGCGGCCAGCGGTCGCGAAGATCAGCCGCCGCTGCCCGGAGCGGATCCGCACGTCGTCGACGGGGTTGGCGAGCGTCACGCGCTGATCCGGTCCCGCTCGGCGACGCCTTCCCACGCGAGGAGCCACGCCAGCGGCGTGTCGTGATCGCCGAGCGCGGCGGTGTGGTCCCCGAACCGCTCGAGGGCGTCGTGGCGCAGCCGTCGGAAATACGGCCGGAAGTGCGATGGCCCGGGCTTGTCGAACGGGCGCACGAGCCGGCCGTTCAGGAGTCGCGGCCTCCTCATGCCGACTCTCCGGACGAGGGCCGCCAGCCGCCCTGGACGCGCGCCTCGAGGGCCTTCAGCGCCTCGATCGCCTTCTCGGCTTCGTGCGAGGTCCGCGGGAACGGGTACCCGCACGCGCGCAGCCGGACGCCCTCGAGGTAATTCGAGCTGAGCCCGGCGGCGAGGAGCGCGCGCGTGAGCTCGGCCAGGCGCTCCCGCTGGGCCGGCGTGATCAGCATCGCGACGTCGCCGGTCGCGACCGCCCCGCGGGCGCGCCCGCGCATCCGCGGCTGCGGTCGCGTGGGCGTCTGGCCGGCGAGCAGCTTCAGGGCGTCGATGATGAGATCGGCCTCGGGGTTGCTGAGGTCGCGGAAGCTCACCGCCCCCGGGAAGTACTGCTGGAGGAGGCGCTCCTTGTCGATCGGCTGCAGCTTGAGGACGCCGAAGGCGAGGGTGTTCAAGCAGCGGAGCCGCCCGGGGCTGAGCGCGACCTGCTTCACCGGGCGAGCTCCTGGAAGCGGTCGAGGAAGGCGTGCTCGGCTTCGTCCGGGGTCCAGGGCTTGATCTGGCCGGCGATCGGCTCGACGTCGATCGCCCAGCGGCCGTGCGCCATGTTCATGAGGTCCCGGGCTTCGGTGGCAAGGACCACCTCGTCGGCCCACTTCACGCCCGAGGGAATGACGTCCGGGATCCCGAAGCGTTCGGCGATCGCGCGATGCACGCGGCCCTCGACCAGGCGGTAGACCAGGAAGCTCGGCGCCCGCTTGATCGGGCGCGGCAGGTCGATGATGTACGCCTCCGCCGCGTCGTGCAGCAGCCCCACGAGCGCGTCGCCCGGCGCGCAGAGGTGGCTGACGAGCACGCTGTGCTGGGCCACGGAGTAGAAGCGCGTGCAGTGGCCGGCGAACCCGCAGAGCAACGAGAGCGCGTGGGCGATGTCCTCGATCACGACGTCCTCGGCGGCCGGATCGAGCGGCCAGAACTGCCGGCCGGTGAAGGTCGTCATCCAGTCCCCACGCCGGGCGGGGGCTTCGAGGAGACGGCGGGCCTTCATCGCGGGGCCCCGAGCTCGCGCACCAGGCGCTCGAGCGCGGCCGTCTGCCGGCGCGACTCCGCCAGGGCCTCACGCACGAGCTTCCATGCGGCGCGCTCCGCGGCGCTGGGGCGCCGGCGCCGCTCGATCGCGAGCGCGGCCCGGCGGGCCGCCGGACGGCGCGACCCTACGCGCTGCGCTCGGCGAGGGCGCGCAACCGCGCCTCGAGCTCGCGCGCCAGCGTGTCGCTCAGGCTGATGAACCTCGTCCCCTCGGGCCGGTCCACGGCGCCGCCGATCCGATGGGCGCGCGCTAGGACGTCGGCGATCTCCTCGAGCTCGTCCTTCATCGACCGGCCTCCCGTCGCGCGCGATCGGTTCGCTGTTAGTCACGCCCCCCCCCAAGACATCGCGCGCGAGGTCGCCCACGCGCTTCGCCTGCTGCGCGTCGTCGGCCGTGCGCGCGATCGCGAGCGCGTCGTCGGCCTTCACGTCGTGGTCATCGACCAGGTGGGCCACGAGCTGACCGACGAGCTCGCGCTCGACCGTGCACCGCTCGCCGTACGTGCAGCGGATCACGTCTGTCGCTCCGGGCGGTATCGCGAGGCCGGCAGATCGAAGGTCCAGGCGACGGCCTCGCGCGCCGTGCGCACCGAGGGCGGCACGCGAAGGAAGTACTTCTTCACCGAGCCGTCGGGCTCGGGCGTGCTGTTCGTGACGTGGACGAGCACGAGCGGCTCATCCCCCTCGAGCTCGATCCGGTAGAGCGCCCCGTAGTCGTCGGCCTGGAGCGGGCGGGCGCCGGTCTCGAGGATGAACCGGTCGTGGCCGAGCCGCTCGATCATCACGCGGCGGACCTCGGCGTTGCGCTCCTCGAGCACGAGCTGGCCGTGGAGCGAGTCCGGCGCCGCGATGACGAACTCCGGCACCTGGACGCCGCGCCAGAAGTAGTAGCAGCGGCCGTCGGGCCAGGCGACCGCCGGACCGTCCGCGCAGTGCAGGCGGTCGTCGAGGATGCGGAGCGCGGGACGCGCCACGGCGATCACCTCGTCGCGCGTCACCCAGAAGAGCCACAGCCCGGCCTCGCTCGCCTCGACGAACGGCAGCCAGATGCCGATCCACTTCTCCAGAGCGGCGGCTGCGTCCCTTGCCGCCGCTGAATTTTTCTTGAGAGACGTTCCGGCGGCGCTCCGGGCGGCGCTCTCGGCGGCGCTCCGGGCGGCGCTCCGGGCGGCGCTCCGGGCGGCGCTCTCGGCGGCGCTCCGGGCGGCGCTCCAGGCGGCGCTCCGGGCGGCGCTCCAGGCGGCGCTCCGGGCGGCGCTCTCGGCGGCGCTCCGGGCGGCGCTCCAGGCGGCGCTCCGGGCGGCGCTCCAGGCGGCGCTCTCGGCGGCGCTCTCGGCGGCGCTCCGGGCGGCGCTCCAGGCGGCGCTCTCGGC